AACGGAGAGCTTCGACCCTTCATCACCAAGTCGGCCCTCAAAAGGAAGCTGAAAGCTGACAACCCCGACAAGGCTGATCGCACCATCGACAACTATGTAGACGCAACCTATCAGGACAAATTGATAGGTGCCCTTCTACTCGGAGGAATTATCAAGGTGTCCGGGGCTGGGTGGGTTGTGATGGACGATGTTCTTGCTTCGTCCATGCTCATGAGAAAGAAAAGTCCGTGAAACAATTTCCCCCTTTTTCCCCTTCAGGGGGATTTAGGGGAAAGGGGGAAAATCGGCAAAAGTACCCCTCTTTTTCCCCCTCCCTTCCCTCCTCCCCCTTTAGGGGGAGGGGGAGGGGGGGGAAGGGGTGCAGGGAGTTTCGAGGGAGCCTATGTGTGAAACATCAAGCCTCATATCCGCATCCAGTCGTTCGGCGTGACCCGGCCATTGGTCATCTTGAATATCTCGATCTGGAGTTTGGCAGTCGGTGTCCGCTCGAACCGCTCCCAGCGACTCACCGTCACAACGAACACCCCCAGGGCCTTCGCAACGTCAGCCTGGGTCTTGTTCTTAATCCGTCGCCAATCAACCAATTGCATCTCGGTCACTCCTGGGTTATCATATGTGGATTATAACCGATCTGGATTACAGGTTCCATCTTGGCAATCAAGTACACAGACAAACTGGCCGACGAGATTTGCGAGAGGCTTTCGCTTGGGGAAAGCTTGAGAGCAATTTGCCAAGACAAACATATGCCGTCTGAAACCGCAGTGCGATTGTGGGCGATAAATGACACGAACGGCTTCGCTTCGCGCTACGCGCATGCGCGAGAAGCACAAGCCGACCATTTCGCCGAGGAAATTGTGACCATCGCCGACACGGCGGAAGACGCCAATCTGGCGCGTTTGCGCGTTGATGCCCGCAAGTGGTTCGCGTCAAAGGTTGCACCAAAGCGGTACGGGGACAAGCTGCAAGCCGAGGTCACTGGCAAGGATGGAGCGCCGATTGTCCTATGGCAAACATCGTCCGAAAAATAGCCCCGGTCTTTCATCAGTTCATGCGCCAAAGCCGTTACAAGGCGGCGTTCGGTGGGCGAGGATCGGGTAAGTCGCATTTCTTTGCGGAAGTGATGATCGGCAACGCTAACAACGTCGCCGGGTTTCGCGCCGTCTGTATTCGTGAGGTCCAGAAGTCTTTGAAGGAATCAGCCAAGCGGCTGCTTGAGGACAAGATCGGCGAAATGGGCCTGCGCGACCGCTTCGAATGCCTGTCGTCCGAGATCAAGACCCCTGGCGGCGGCGTGATTATCTTCCAAGGGATGCAGGATCACACTGCGGAGTCGATCAAGTCGCTGGAGGGTTTTAACGTGGCGTGGGTTGAGGAGGCCCAGACCCTTTCCGCTCGCTCGCTCGAAATGCTTCGCCCGACCATCCGCGCCCCAGGCTCCGAGCTTTGGTTTTCTTGGAACCCGCGCCTTGCATCCGACCCGGTGGATAAGTTCTTCCGGTCTGGCGATCCGGTGGACGACGCCATCGTGTCCAAAGTCAACTATGTTGACAACCCGTGGTTCCCGAAAGAGCTTCGCGCCGAGATGGAGTTTGACCGGAGAACCCGCCCTGATCGCTTCGGCCATGTCTGGCTCGGCGAATTCGAGCCTCAAGCGGTCGGAGCGATTTGGAGCATGGCCGACATCGAAGAGCGCCGCGTCAAGGAAGCCCCTGGCGATATGGCGCGTATCATCGTTGCCGTTGACCCGGCGGTGTCGTCAGAGGAACACAGCGACGAACACGGCATTGTGGTTGCTGGTCTGTCCGAGACTGGGCACGCCTACATCTTCGAGGATGCTACCACCAAGGGCGAGCCGACCAAGTGGGCAAGGCGTGCAATCGCCATGTTCGATATGTACGAGGCCGACGCCATCATCATCGAGAAGAACCAGGGCGGCGATATGTGCCGTCACGTTCTCGAAAGCGTGCGCCCTGGCCTGCCAATCATCGAGGTTCACGCCACACGCGGCAAACACGTCAGGGCCGAGCCTATCGCTGCTATGTATTCGGTGGGGCGCGTTCACCACGTTGGGCACTTCCCCCAGCTTGAAGCCCAAATGTGCCAAGTCACGTCGGCTGGCTACGAGGGCGAAGGCTCGCCGGATCGTGTTGATGCCCTCGTCTGGGCGTTGACGGAGATATTCCCGAAGCTTGTCAACAAGGTTGACACCGGATCAAGGCGGCAACAAATTGCCATGTCAGAATATTACGAGGTCGGCGGTGATCGACATCATGGCCGCCAAGCCGTCGCAATGTGGGAGTGAGCAATGTCTAGCATGCTGACCGGGTCGGACGTTGAGGCCGAAGATTGATCCGCCCCTACGCCGCCACCGATCTGGAGCGAGTGCTTGAGCTTGGCGCGATGATGCACGCCGAAAGCCGGTATGCGTCTCTGGACTTCGACCCGGACAAGCTGGTTGACCTGTCGGACGCCGTGCTGACCAATCCCGCCTATCTCTGCCTTGTGGCAGAGGAAGAAGGCGAAGTCGTTGGCTTGATCGTTGGATACGTCATCCCGCACTGGTTCGGCAATGACCTGACTAGCGGAGACTTGGCCGTTTACGTTGCGCCAGAACATCGCAAAGGCATGATCGGCGTGAAGTTGGTCAAGGCTTACACCGCGTGGGCAAAGTCCATGGGAGTGAAGGAGCCTATGCTTGGCGTGTCTGCTGGCATCACTCCCGCGAGAATAGGTGATTTATACAAGCGCCTCGGATATACTGAGACATTCGTGGTCTATAAAATGCCGATGGAGGCGTGACATGGGTTGCAAGTCTAAGCCCAAGGGCAAGAAGGGGAAATAGCATGGGTGGGTTCTTCAGCGGTGGTCCTTCCATGCCTGCTCCCGTGGCTCCTCCTCCGCCTCCGGCCAAGTCGGACGCCGAGGTGCGCAGCGAGGCTTTGCTCGACCGTCAACGGCGTGCGGCTGCCATGGGGCGTCAATCCACTATTCTGACCGGCGGAACCGGCGTTGAAGACGCGGGCGCGGCTCAGAAGAAGACGATGCTCGGAGAATAGATATGGGCGGTATCATGCCAGTTATTGGGACGGCTCTTAATCCGATTGGAGCGGTTGCGCCCAAGACCGGAATCGGGCAGGCCCTAGACCCTGCGGCTGCTATTGCACGCAAGTTTTCTCCCGGTATGCAAGACTGGATTGACCCGGCTGGTGGCATGCGCGAGGGCGGCTTTCAGAACAAGGCCATGACGCAGACGTATGAGGAGCGGCAAAAGCAACAGGCTGCTCAGACCGGAAGCGGGAAGACGGGTAAATCATTGTTGGTTAGCGGCTGATGACCACGTACCCGCCACCTATCGTCGGCAGGACCGGGGACAATCAGGCCCACCCGGTCTTTCTTGCTGCCAGTGACATGGAGGTTGGATCAAGCAACCCGTTGCCCGTTGGCCTGGGCGACAGCGCGAGCGTTGACGCCTTCGCCCGCCTTCGCGTCTCCGACCCGACGACGCTGTTCGATAGCTCAAGCATCTACCAGAACAGCCCGTTGATCTGGCAGACCAAGACGGCGGGGAGCGGCTCGTCATCTTTCGTCGCAAATGATAGCTCGGTTGACCTGACTGTAACTGCGGCTGCAGGCGACAGCGTTATCCGGCAGACGCGGCAGTATTACCCGTACCAGCCCGGCAAGAGCCAGCTTGTGTTCATGACGTTCAACCTGGGCGAGACGGACGGGATTTCGTTCGTGCTGCGATCCAAGACGAGCGGAACCGTGGTTGATACGGTGTTCGAGCGTGCCGATTGGAACGTGGACACATTCGACGGCAACGGCTTGAGCGGCAAGACCGCAGACATGACCAAGGCTCATATCTTCTGGGCCGATCTGGAGTGGCTCGGCGTCGGGCGCGTTCGCATGGGGCTTGTGATCGACGGCACGCCGTTGCTAGGCCACGTCATCAACAATGCCGGGGCGAAACTCACCACCTACATGAAGCGGGCCTTCCTGCCCTGTCGCTACGAAATCACCAACGACGCGACCCATACCACCAAGCTGGCGGGATATGGCGATGCGGACGACGGCGTGTTTATCCGCGCCAAGAACGCCAAGGGCGCGGCGACACTTAAGACCATCTGCTGCGCCATCATGTCCGAGGGCGGATATTCCGATGCCATGGGCGTGCCCTTTGGCGTGGCAAATGGTACGACAACCATCGGCGTCACTACGCGCCGGGCGATCTTGAGCATTCGCCCCAAGCTGACGTTCAACAGCCTTGTGGGTCGCGCTCTGGTGGCGGTGGAGGCCATTAACCTCTATGCCCAGACAAACCCGTGTTACTTCGAGGTTGTGTATGGGGGCACTCTAGGCGGGTCGCCGTCATGGGCGAGCGCCAATGACCAAAGCATGGTCGAGTTCGACGTTGCGGGGACCACGGTAACGGGCGGAGTCACCATCGCATCGGGGTACGCGACGGCTGGTGGCACTGGCTCAAATGCATTCTCGACTTCGCAACAGCGTTCGTTGCAGGCTCGCCTGCCCATCGCCCTCGATATCGACGGGGCGCACCCGACGACGCCTTATACCGATTCGCTTTCGGTCGTTGTGACCAGCATGTCTGGAACTTCTAACGTCGCGTCCAACATCTCATGGCGGGAAATCAGATGAGACTGCCCAA